GACGGGTTGTGAACAGGCCCGCCTTTGCCCTGCTGACCGTAACGCTAAGCGCTACAGTATGTGCATCGGGGCAAGAGCCTCCACCACCCACCACCAGCCGACCATGAAAGCCCTTTATATCACCGACGAAATTGATACTTGCGACTGCTGTGGCCGCACCGACCTGAAAGCTACGGTCGCCATGAAACTCACCGACGGCGAGATTCTCCACTACGGCCGGACTTGCGCCGCCCGCAACAGCGGCAAGACCCAAAAGCAGATCAAGCAAGAAGTCTTCCAAGAGGCCGCCGCCGCAATCGGCCGAGCCTCTTGGGAGTACCGGACCAGTGACGAGTGCCGCAGCCTGCGGGCCTTCATGGCGACTGCCGCCAGCAAAGCAAAGGGTTGGATGTCCGGCCATGAAGCGGCACTCCGCGAGGCGTGCACCGCAAAGAAAAAATTGATCGCCGCCAGACACGGTGTCAAATACGGCAGCTTCTGATCCCACGGCCCGCCGGAGCCTATCCGGCAACCCATCCCACTGCATCACCTCTTATGACCGCCACCTACCGGGTTGAAGCCCACGACGGCAACCGCTGGGGCTTCGGTATCCGCGTAAACGACAACAGCAAAATGCCTGAATTTTGCGGCTTGACCCTTGCCGAACAGTTCCAAAGCCGCGCCGAAGCAATGCAGCTGCGTGATCAAGCTGCCCGGCTGTGCGGCGGCAGCCTGCGTGTTGCTCGGGTGCAGGATGCCTGACGACCCCACCGTCATCCCCTCCTGTTCCGCCTGCTCCAAGCCGATCCACGACCCCGCCGAACGCTGGCCTGCCGCCACTCCCGGCACTGGTGGGCCATGGTGCGGCTCCTGCCAGAAGAAGAAATTCATGCCTAACGACCCCACCAACGCCGCCCGCCAACGCCGCTGGCGCGAGCGACAAGCCGAGCGGCTGCCTCCGGCGGTGCGTGTGCCTTGCAAGGCCTGCCCAACCGTCCACACCGGAACGCATGGCGATTTGTGCTCTAGGCGCTGGGAGCGGCTGACCGTGGAGGGCAGGGCTGCCAAGACGCTAAGGGTGCGGCAAAGCAGAGCAAGACGCCGGGCAGTGTGACAGGTTGTGAACAGGCCTGCTCTGGCCCTGCTGACCGTAACGCTAAGCGCTACAGTGTGTGCATCGGGGGGAGAGATCCCGCCACCACCAACCGATCGCCATGACCGCAACTATCAACCCCATTCTTGAAGTCCGCAAAATTGGCCGCTCTTATTTCATTTGCGCAAACAAAAGCACTCTTAGCCGCTATCGCAGCGAAGCCCAGGCCGTTGCCGAGCTGGCCAATAATCGCGCTTTTTATGAATATTGGGCCGGCTCTGTTGGTGTTTCTATTGAGAACACCGAGCCCGTAACCATCCTTGCCTGACCCCCCCACGGCCCGCCGGAGCCTATCCGGCAACCCATCCCCACTGCATCGCTTTCCATGCCCCTGTCGGTCATCCGTCAATTCACCACCCAAGGCCAAAAACGCCTTGACATCTTGGAGCCTCGTAATGGCTGAAAACTATCAAGACTTTCTACAGCTTAAGACGCAATCCGGCGCTGACCGTGGCTTTGATCCGGTCTTCATGCCGCCGGCCCTGTTCGACTTTCAGCAGTCGCTGGTCGAGTGGGCGGTGCGCCGTGGCCGGGCTGCGATCTTTGCCGACTGCGGGCTGGGCAAGACCGCCATGCAGCTCACCTGGGCCCAAAACGTGGCCCAGTACACCAAGCGCCCGGCGCTGATCCTGACGCCGCTGGCCGTCGCCGCTCAGTCCATCCGTGAGGGCGAGAAGTTTGGCATCGAGTGCGCCCGGTCCTCCGATGGCGCTATCAACAGCCGGATCGTAATAACCAACTACGAGCGGCTGGAACACTTCAACCCGGCCGACTTCGCCGGGGTGGTGTGCGATGAGTCGAGCATCCTCAAGAGCTTCGACGGTGCCCGCCGCGGGCAGATCACCGAGTTCATGCGCAAGGTTCCTTACCGGCTGCTGGCCACCGCCACCGCTGCGCCGAACGACTTCATCGAACTGGGCACCAGCAGCGAGGCCCTCGGCTACATGGGCCACATGGACATGCTTGCCCGGTTCTTCAAGAACGACCAGAACAACTGCTCCAGTCGGCGGATGTACGGGGAGGCTCCGAAGTGGCGCTTTAAGGGCCACGCCGAACAGCCGTTTTGGCGGTGGGTCACCAGTTGGGCCAGGGCCTGCCGGCGCCCGTCTGACCTTGGCTTCGACGATGGCCGGTTCATCCTGCCGCCACTGAACGAGATCAATCACCTGATCGAGACCAGCACCGTCCCCGAGGGGATGCTGTTCTCCATGCCTGCTACCAACCTGCAGGAGCAGCGGGCCGAGAAGAAACGTACCGTACAGGAGCGCTGTGAGCAGGTGGCCGCCATGGTTGGCAACACCGGCCAGCCGGCGCTGGTGTGGTGCCACCTCAACGAGGAAGGGAACCTGCTACAGCAGCTCATCCCCGACGCTATCCAGGTATCAGGCTCCGACCGTGACGACGTGAAGGAGTCCCGGCTGATCGACTTCGCCGAGGGCCGATCCAGGGTGCTGATCACAAAGCCGAAGATCGGTGCATGGGGCCTGAACTTCCAGCAGTGCAGCCACATCACCTACTTCCCGTCCCACAGCTTCGAGCAGTATTACCAATCCGTCCGGCGCTGCTGGCGGTTCGGGCAGAAGAACCCTGTGACCGTTGACATCATCCTCGCCGAGGGCGAGCGCCGGATCATAGAGAACCTGCAGCGAAAACGGGGCCAGGCCGAACGAATGTTTGCCAGCCTGGTTTTTGAGATGAACAATTCATTGGCCATCACCAAGGCCGCCTATCGATCCCAACCCATCGCTATTCCCTCATGGATGTCCTCACCGATCGTTACGCCATCTACAACGGAGACTGCATCGAGGTGATGCGAGACCTCCCCAGTAAGTCGGTCCACTTCTCGATCTACTCGCCACCGTTTGCCGGCCTCTACGTCTACAGCTCCAACGAGCGCGACATAAGCAACTGCACCGACTACGAGCAGTTCTTCGTTCACTACGGCTTTGTGGTCTCCGAACTGCACCGGTTGACCTTGTCGGGGCGTCTCACGGCTGTTCACTGCACCGACATCCCGACCGGCAACAGCGGCCAAGATGCGCTTATGGATCTACCGGGGAAGATCATTGCGCTCCATGAGCGGAAGGGCTGGCACTTCGTCGCCCGCCACACCATATGGAAAGAGCCGCTGTGGGTACGAAACCGCACCATGGTAAAGAATCTTGCCCACAAGACCATCGTTGATGATGCCGCCTTTGCAGGGGTCGCATCAGCCGACTACCTGCTGATCTTCCGGAGCAGTGGTGAGAATCAGATTCCGATTGCTCACCCCACTGGGCTGGATCACTACGCCGGGGAGTGCCCGATTCCGCAGGAACTGCACCGATACAAGGAGTGGAAGGGGAAGCAGACCGAGAACCGATTTAGCCACTGGATCTGGCGCCGCTATGCCTCCTCCATTTGGGATGACATCAACATGGGTCGGGTTCTGCCGTTCCGTGATGGCAAGGATCCAGACGACGAGAAGCACGTCCACCCGCTGCAGCTGGACGTGATCGACCGCGCTATCTGCCTGCGGTCCAACCTTGGGGAGACGGTGCTGACCCCGTTTATGGGTGTCGGCAGCGAGGTCTACGGGGCCGTGTCCTTGGGCCGCCGTGGCATCGGCATCGAGCTGAAGGAGTCCTACTTCAACCAGGCGATTAAGAACATGGAGATCGCCGTGGAAGAAACCCGCTCACCGGATCAATCGGACCTGTTTGACTTAGACGAAATCGACGGATAAGAAACGCTATGCCCACTAACCCCACCACCAGCCATGACCGCCACAATCAACGGCCGCAGCTTCCAAATCACCGAAGATACCCGCGATCACGTTAACCTGCGCAAGCACGTAATCAGTCAAGGGTTTGACGGCACTATCTGGCTCGGATTCAGCGCTTGCGCAGGTTGCCAGCGGAAAGACCTTCACTCCATGATCTATCGCAAGCCATGCGGCGAGTTTGTGATTGCCGTTTCCGTTTGATCACCCTTTTCGCGGCCCCCGGATGTCCGGGGGCTTTTTCATGCCCTAGGATGGCCATGCGCTTGGCGCTCCCTGAGGGGCTAAGAAGTGGGCCGTCCCTACGCGTAAACGGCTATAGGTGCAGCTGGTAAATCAATTGCCGAACCACAGGCGACCCGTCTGCAATGCCGGGCGCCAGCTGCACACCG